CGCACGGGCTTCGATTTTCGCGTGGTTCTGTCGTGGTGCCTGTTCGGCACATTGATGATTCCCTTGTCGGGCTGCAATTCATCGATGGCGAGGGAGAGAAGAAGTTTCTTACTGGCACCCCCAAGCGGGGTGCTTTTCATTTGATAGGGGATCTGCAGCAGGCTCAGGCATTGGGCATTGCTGAAGGCTATGCGACCGGGGCCACGGTTTTTGAATGCGCAGAAATGCTTGAGATCCCGATGGCTGTTGTTGTGGCCTTTGATGCTGGGAATCTGTTGCCGGTGGCTAGAGCCTGGCGTGCGAGGTGCCCGGAACTGCCGATTATCATTTTCGCTGACGATGACGCTACTACTGAGGGTAACCCGGGTATCACCCAGGCTCAGTCAGCGGCAGAAGCTGTAGGTGGCGCCGTGTTGCCGCCGCGCATGCAGGAGGCTGCATGAGCCGGAAGCTGGATTGGAATGACCTTCAGCAGCTGATCGGTAAGGACGAAACGGCCAAGCAACTGAGTGAAGGCATCACCGCTATTTTGAATGGTGGTGGTGCTGCCAATGATTGCGCAACGGAATCTCCCGCTCCCTCTGATAACGGCGGCTCCGCTTCTGGCGTGGTTTCTCTTCTTGATCTTTCTGGTGCGCTTCAGCGTTTTGCGTGGACTGTGCCTGATGGTCGGATCTGGGATAGCCATGATAAGAAAATGCTGAAGGAGAAGCAGGTAAGGGACTGGATTGGTCCTGAAGTTTATAAGGCTTGGAAAACCAGTGATAAGCGCCGCACGGTGCAGCATTCCGATGTGGCGCGTAAAGCCTCCGCCGCCCAGAAGCAGGGGAGCGGGGAACTGGGTATGGCGCTGCGGCGGTTTGTGCTGCTGTACCCCTCGCAGAATGCCTGGGACAAGGAGCGCAGTGAGGTGGTGGGGCTGAACGATTTGAAGCCGCTACTTCATCGCTGGTATTCGCTTTGGTTGGAGCATCCAGACCGGGAAATGATCGACCGGGACAAGCTGGTATTTGACCCCAAGCAGCAGTTCCGGCCGGAAGATGGCTATATCAATATGTTCCGCGGATTGCCGTTGAAGCCTGGCGGTGACCTGGTGCGCTGCAATTACATCATGAGGCTGGTTGATCACCTGTGTAATGGTGAGCAGGTGGTGGTGAGTTGGTTTTTACGGTGGCTGGCTTACCCGCTGCAGCATGTGGGCGCCAAAATGGCCACCGCGATTCTGATGCACTCTGAAACACAGGGCACGGGTAAAAGCCTGCTGTTCGAGCGGGTGATAAAGCCTATGTATGGTGAATACGGGGCGACCCTGGGGCAGCACCAGCTTGAATCACAATATACCGATTGGCGCAGCCAGCAGCTGTTCGGGCTTTTCGAAGAGATTTTCAGTCGTGATCAGAAGTACAGCCACACCGGTACTCTGAAGCACATGATCACTGGCGATACGCATCGCATTGAGAAGAAGTTTGTGAGTGGTTGGGAAGAGGCCAACCACATGAATGCGGTTTTTCTCTCAAATGAAATTCAGCCTTTCCCTGTAGAGCCAACTGATCGGCGAATGCTGGTGGTGTGGCCTGCGACCAAGATGCCGAGAGAGTTAAAAGAGGGTGTTCTGCACGAAACCCGGAATGGTGGCGTTGAGGCGTTTTACCGGTTTCTGTTGAGCTTGCGGATGATGTGGCGCAATGAAGGGGATGAAGAAGAGCTCCCGTTTGATACGCACCGTGAACCGCCGATGACTGAGGCGAAGGCCCGGTTGATCGATTTCGGTAGACCAAGCTGGGACCTGTTTCACAGGGACTGGCGTGCCGGACTCCTGGCGCCACAATACCCGTACGAAACTTGTTTGGTGAACCATCTCTACCAGGTATATCGACGGTGGTGTTCTGAGGCCGGCGAGAAATCTGTGATGACCCGTGAGCGGTTTTCCAGCTCCCTTTCCGGTAGGGAAAGGCGGCGCCGAGACGTGAAATTTGAGATGGGTGTGAACGAGCGCAAGGGGACCTTCTTCCAAGTCGGTGAACCGCCAGAGGGTAAGCCGCAAAAGGTGTGGCTCGGTGAATTTGTTACTCGCTGGGGGAAGAACCTGGAGGGTGATGATGCGTAGGCCGGAGGTGGGCCGGATTCAGGCCGGATGCATCGATTCGCGTAACTACCTGAAATCTAAGAAAAGGCCGGAGGGCCGGAAGGGCCGGAGGCTCAACGCGCGTGCGTGGGTGCGTGTGTTTATACCGCTACATGGGGTTTTGGAAAAAACAGTGTACCCACACGCGAGAAACACCTTCCGGCCTTTCCGGCCCTCCGGCCTTTTCTTGTTTATCAGCAACTTATCAAGCGGGCACCCTCCGGCCAACCCTCCGGCCTGCATCCGGCCTCGCTTAAATACATGTTCCACGGCAAACAATTCGAAAATGGTAAGGGGAGAGATATGAATCCAATCCAGTTGATGATGAAGTTGGCTGTGTCTGCGCAGTCTTACGAGGTTGGCTGCGGTGGTGGCCGTTCAGGCATTCCGGTGGCATCGATGGTTGCTGCATCGCTTGGGATGGGAGATTTGAAGAAGGAGCCCTACCTTGCGGGTTTGTACCTGGTGGCCCAGCAGCACGAGCTGCGCAAGCCGGTGACAGAGCTTCTGACGGCGGCAGGGCGGCGGGTATTCATGAAGCATGGGTGGAAGACGGATTATTGCTATGGGATAGCTGAGATGTGTCTGTTCGAGATCTGCTGGCCAAAATACACCGATGCTTTGGAGTCGGCCCGGGATGATGTTCGCTTTTCAGAAGTGGTGTTGCCTCGAAGCTTGCGGGAGCAGGCGATTCTTTCTGGCATAGAGCAGTCCCGTTTTGCGCGCACTTGGGCGCCGAGGGCAAATGAGATGCGGCTGATTTTAGCCGGCTGGATGGATGATTGTGCTCGCCATATTCGTCGCCACTATCACGAACAGGAAGAGGCTGCCTGAAAAGGTGTTGACGGACCGCATCACTTTAAGGTACTTTTTTCCCAGACTGGATAAACCCTGCCCTGAGTAATCAAGGCGGGGTTTTTTTATGCCCATATAAAATCCAGTTCTCTCCCCCAGGCCCGCGCAAGCGGGCTTTTTTATTCCCAGGAACAGTTCGAGGCCCGTTCATGACGCCAAAGACTGACAGCGTGGTTTCTGCTGGCAGCTACGCCGGTGCCGGCGTTTCAGTGCTGGCCGGGCTGACCCTGACAGAGTGGGGCGTCATTGTCGGTATCTTCACTGCGTTGCTGACCTTGGCGATTAATGCGGTGTACCAATTCCGCAAGGACCGCCGTGAACAGCGGCTGTTCAAGCTGAAGATGGATCAGCTTCAAGAGGTTGATAGCGATGGCCAGTAAAGCGCGTTTGGCAGGGGTCATTGGTGCTGGTGTGCTGGCTATCGCAGGTTCTGTGATTGCGCCTTACGAGGGGCGCAGTCTGGTTGCATACCTTGACCCGGTGGGTGTGCCTACGATCTGCGAGGGCATCACTGCTGATGTGCAGATCGGTGACACGGCCACTGATGCTGAATGTGATGCAGCGCTGCAGCGTGAAATGCGTAAACACCTGGCTGGTGTTGAGACCTGCATAGACGGGTACCTGACCCCAAACCAGTGGGCTGCCGTGCTTAGCTGGACTTACAACGTTGGAGTTGGTGCGGCATGCAACAGCACGCTGGTGGCCAAGATTAACCGTGGTGAGTCATACCGGGCCTGGTGCCCTGAGTTGAAGCGTTGGGTGTATGCCGGTGGCGAGCGGTTAGCTGGGCTCGTAAAGCGCCGTGATGCTGAGTATGCCCTGTGCATGGGTGATGCATGAGCCCGGCAGTGGCCCGTGGCCTGGGTCTTCTGATTGTTATCACGGCGATATTCTCGGCTGGCTTCCTGTTCGGCTGGAAGTGGCAGGCTGTTGAGTATGCAGAGTACCGGGAAGACCAGGTTACGGATGCGCTGGTTGATATGGCGCATGCTCAGGTTCAGCGGGACAAACTGCAAAAACGGTTCGAGGCACTAGATGCCAGGCATACGGAGGCAAAGCGGAATGCTGAAGAGCGTGAAGAGCAGCTGCTGTCTGATATTGGCGCTGGTCGCATCAGGCTGTCAGTGCTTGCCTCGGGGTGCGGAGCCAGTGCCGAAACCGGCGCCGGCGGCTTGGATGATGGAAGAGTTCGAGCCGACCTTGACCCCGCGCATGGTGAAAGAGTTATCCGTATTACCCGAGAAGGAGACCGAGCAATCCGAGCACTGAGTGCGTTGCAGGAATACGTTCGGCGGGTGTGCCTGAGTAATGGCTAAATCATTATTGAAGTTGTCAGTCCAGGTCCGCCAGCGCTGGTGGCTTCAGTACTATCTTCTGGGTGTCAGGTTGATGAGCATTCTGCTTGACCGGGATCCCGACTGGGTTCGCGTAGAACGAGTGATTAAAAAGGGATTAGTCCTATCAATGAAGCCGGTACCCTTGGATGGCCGCTAAGAAAAGAATGTACGGCACTCGCTGGCAGAAGGCCCGTGAGGGATTCCTTGCAAGCCACCCGCTATGCATGGAATGCAGCAAGTTCGGCAGGGTAACGGGCGCGGTGATCGTTGACCACATAGTCCCGCACCGTGGTGACTGGGCTTTGTTCTGGGACAAGACGAACTGGCAGTCACTGTGTAAACACTGTCACGACAGCCACAAGCAGCGGCTTGAGAAGAGCGGAACTGCTGTTGGATGCACTGAATCAGGAGTACCCATCGACCCCAATCACCACTGGAATAAAAAGGGGTAGGGGGTATCAAAAGTTCAAAACCTGCAACCCCAAAGACCGCTGCTCCCCCTTTTTTTGTGCAAGCGGGAGTTTTGGAGGGGGGGGTGTTGATGGCTGAGGCTGTTGGATCAGCCAGGAGGTAACCATGGGTCAGCGAGGGCCGGCGCCAATGCCGGATAACGTGCATCGCTTGAATGGCAACCCAAGCAAGAAAAGCTTGGGTACCGGCAGCGATGTGCCGATTGAAATTCCTGCTGCACCTGAGCACCTGGATGACGAAGCCCAGAAGGAATGGACCCGGATCAGCAACGAGCTCTTTCGTCTGGGCCTGGTCGCCAAGGTGGACCGTGCGATGCTCGCGGTTTACTGCACTGCCTATTCCCGGTGGGTGAAGGCGGAGCTGAAGATGCAAGAACTCGGTGAGGATGGGCTGGTGCAGCGCTCGCCGAATGGATACCAGCAGATGAGCAGCTGGCTTCAGATCAGTAATCGAGCGGTAGAGCAGATGAAATCCGCAGCTGCTGAGTTTGGCATGAGCCCATCAGCACGGGTTCGTGTGAACCCCAACCCTCAATTCGACATGTTTGGTGATGGCAAAAACTCCCAGGACCAGAAAGGCAGCGCCAAAGGCAAAGCCAACCCGGCAGAGAAGTACTTCTAGGGCCAAGGATCCTGTCACCAGTTACGCCGAAAAAGTTGTAAAGGGCACCATCATCGCGGGCCCGCATGTGCGGGCGTCATGCCAACGACACCTGAATGACCTCAAGAATGGCCCAGCCCGCGGGCTAAAGTGGGACATCGCCCAGGCCAAAAGAGCGATTGGTTACTTCAGTGATGTTCTTCACCTCAACGGTGGCGAAC